GTCAGCCCGCCGTCGTTGGACCACTCCGCCTTCACCGGCCGGCCGGTGGCCTGCCCGAGGGCGGCCAGCGCGGCCGCGGAGATGGGCAGCATCAGGTCACCGCGCCGTTCGTGGCCAGGGCCGCGTAGTTGGCGAAGGACGCTGTGACGGCGTCGTAGGTGCCGAACGCTGCTGCGAGGGCGTCGTAGGACCAGGCCGGGGCCCGCATGGGCTGACCGGCGGAGCTGGGCCGCTCGATGGGGACGATGTCGAAGGTGACCGCGTAGCCGCCCGTGGACCCGAGCTTGCCGGTGGGCTGCTCCGTCACGTCCGCCGGGACGAAGAACCGGTCCGGCTTCTGGTAGCCGGGACGCACCTGCGCCAGCAGCACCCCGGAGCGGATCAGCTGACGGAACTGCTCGATCTGCCCGGCGAGGACGTCCACCGTCACGGTCTCCGCCGGGGCGGACGCCGTGTCGTAGGCGACGGCCATGTACGGCGTGCCGGAGCGGGCCGCCGTCTCCTGCCGGGCGGTGCTGGTGGTGCCCTGCGCCGGCCCGAGCATGACCCGCATGGACAGACCCGGGGTGTCCACGGACTTCAGCCACAGGTCCTTCGTCTCCGCCGGGGCTGGGGCCGGTACGACCAGCCCCAGCGACGACGTCGGGCCCCACGTTCCGTCCGCGTACTGCGGGCGGGCGCTGTAGACCACGGCCACCCCCAGGGGTGCCTCATGGTCGTAGGCCTGGCCGACGCCCTCGAGGGCCCACGCCAGGTCCCCGGAGCGGACCCCGACCGGTGCGGCCGCGCCGGGGTCCTGCCGGGTGATCTGGACCTTGCGGACCTGAGCCGCACCGGCCAGGGGGGTGCCGTCGCGGTAGTCGACCGCCAGGTAGACGCCCGCCCACGGCTCGTCCACCACGGCCGTCAGCCAGCCGTCCGGGCTGGTGAGGGTGGTGGGCGGGGTGATCTGCGGCGCCGACGGGTCAACGATCATCGGCATGCGGGGCCTCCTACTTCTTGCCGGACCGCTTGGCGCGGCGCACGTCGGTCAGGGCGTCGTCGACCCGGTTGGACACGTAGCCGCGCAGCTGCGTGCCGTCCTCGAGCACCAGGTAGAGCGGCTGTCCGTTCAGGCCGCTGGGCGCGGTCTGGCGGGCTGCTCCGGAGGTGACGGGGACGACTCCCGCAGGGACCGCGGAGGCGCCCATGCGGGCGGCCGCGGACTCGATGGCGGGGCCTGCGGCAGACATGCCGGCCACCAGTCCCGCTCCGAGGTCGGCGCCCGCCTGCTCGCCCTTACGGGACGGGGAGCGGGCGTCCAGGCCCTTCTTGGAGCGGATCGCCTTGATGGCGTCGGCGCCGATCTTCTGCATGACGGCCTGGATGGACTTCTGGTCGGCCAGCAGGCCGGTCAGGAAGCCCTTGGAGGCCATCTTCCCGGCGTCGTACATGGCGTCCGCCATGGTGTTGCCGTAGCTGGCCGACAGCTTCACGCCGTTCTTCGACATGGCGTTCAGCTGCTGGATCTGCGCCGGGCTGGCCGCAGCCAGGACGCCGGCCAGTTCACTGTCCGGGCCCATGGCGACCAGCTGACTGATCAGGTCCTTGGACAGGCCCTTCTTGGACAGCGTGGCGATGGTCGACTGGAAGCCGGACACGGTGGCCTGGCGCTCCATCATGCCGCCGAGCACGTCGCTGATGCTGGTGGCTCCGGCCAGGTTGGACAGCCCCATGTAGTCCAGGGCGCTCTTCTTCTGGTCGGCGGCCGCCGCCTTGGCCTCGGCGATCCGGCCGGCGATGGCATCGCGTTGCTTGGCCAGAGACTGGAGCTTGGCGGAGACCTTCTTCACCGAGGCCAGCAGCGACTTGCCGCCGCCAGCCGCCGTGAGGTCCTTCACCAGCTCCTTGGTGGCCTTGGAGATGTCCGCCGCCGAGCCGGTCAGGGACTTGGTGAAGTTCCGCAGGTCGCCGGGAAGGTCCTTGCGGGCCTTGGCCCGGGACGCCTTGGTGCCCTTGGCGAAGCCCCGGGCGCCGACGCCTTCCCACATCCGCATCGAGTCGGCGTGGTTGAAGACCTCCTCGCCGCCCCGGAAGCGGACCAGCTCCGGGCCCATCTCGCCCACCCAGGCGAGCTCCCCGGCGCGGGGCTTGCCGCCGTCGGCGTAGCCCTTGGCCGCGAAGCCGTACCGGTGGGTGAACAGGCTGTCCCTGTACGAGCGGGCGCGCGGGCCGACGATGACGCCGTCTCCGCCCCTGCTCTCCACGTTGACCCCGTTGATGGTGCCGGCCGTGTGGCCCACGCCAGCGTTCGTGATGCCGATCTGGAAGGGGGACTTCTTGTTCAGCACCCAGCCGGGCGCAGCCGTCGCGCCGGAGAAGCTGCCGGTGGCCCAGCGGCGGTGCGGCTTCTGCCCGCGGATGACGGACTCGATGGCGCTCATGAAGCCCGAGCAGTCCCACGACGGATTGCCGTTGCCGCCCCATTGGTACGGCTTGCCGTGCTGTGTGCGCGCCCAGGACAGGGCGCCCTTGTAGCCCTTGCCGCCGATGCCCGCGGCCTCGAGCTTCTTATCGGCCTCGCCGGAGTAGCCCAGAATCGACTTGATCATTCGGCGTGGAATGCCGGAGATCATGTCCCGGTAGACCGAGGACGAACCGGCGATCCGGTCCAGCAGCGGCTCCACGACGTTCTTCAGACCCGCCTCGGCGGAGGCCTTCACGCCGTCCTTCAGCCAGTCGACACCGGACTTGGCCAGGTCGACGGTCTTGGACGCCGCACTCTTCACCCAGCCGAATATGCCGCCCTTGGCGAACCCCTCGCCCTGGAACGGGCGCAGGGACTGGCCGCGCATGGCGGCCTTGTTCACGGCGAGCAGCCGCGCCCGCTCATACGGGTCGCGCATCGCCTCGGACACGGCGACGCCCTCACCGCGGCGCATCGGCACCAGCTGGTCGTCACCCTGCCGGTACGAGGACTGTCCGGGCAGCAGGCCGCCTCGGGCGAAGCCCTTGACGGGGTCCAGGGTGGGGGCGCCGAAGACGTCCGCGACCTTGTTCCACACCTTGACGATTCCGCCGTTGTAGACGGTGTCGATGATGAACTTCACCGGGGTCTTGGCGATGCCCTTGACCTTGTCCCAGGCCAGTTTGATGCCCTTGCGGGCGACCTCGAACGCGTCGGCGATGCTGCGGGTGGCGCCCTTCAGCCGGTCGAACACCGGCTTGATGCCCGTGTTGTAGACGGTCGAGATGACCGACCGGATGGAGTTGAACGCGGGCTTGACGCCGTTGTTGTAGAGCCACTTGAACCAGCCGCCCACCGTCTTCAGGCCGGTCATGAAGAAGCCGAAGACGACCTTGGCCCCGGTCCAGGCCAGTTTGACGCCGGCGACGATCCAGCCCACCACGGGCTTCACGGCGTTGGTGTAGAGCCACTTGAACCAGCCGCCGACCGTGCGCAGTCCGGCCATGAAGAAGCCGAAGACGATCTGCACCGCGGCCCACAGCAGCTTCGCCCCGGCCTGGATCCACCCGAACACGGGCTTGATGGCCACGTCCCACAGCCACCCGAAGACCGCTCCGAGCAGCTTCACCGCCAGGTAGATCGGCCCGAAAACCACGATCGTCAGGATGGTGGCCAGGATCCGCGCGCCGGTGTCGATGGCGGAGAACACCGGCTTCAGCACCGTGTTCCACAGCCAGGACGCGGCGTCGCCGATCCAGCGCATGCCGGCCATGAAGCCGTCGACCATGGGCTTGATGCCGTTGGTCCACAGCCACATCGCGCCGGTCTTGATGGCCTCCCAGACGCCCATGACGATGCTGCGGAACGTCTCGGACTTCTTCCACGCGACGACCAGGGCCGCGCCGAGGGCGAGCAGCGCGATGGCGACCAGGACGAACGGGTTCAGCGCCATGATGCTGTTCATCAGCAGCTGTGCGGCCGCCCAGACCCGCGTCACGGCGGCCACGCCGCGCACGGCGATCGAGTAGGCGCCCATCACGCCCATGGCGATGCCGGTGGCGATGGCGTTGGCCGACAGGGCCAGGGTGAGGCCGCCGACGATGATGCCCAGCGGGATCAGCCAGGCGCCCCACTTGTTGAACCAGGCTCCGGTGGCGCGGAAGGCGTCGCCCAGCCACTTCGCTGCGTCGATCGTGCCGTTGATGCCGGGCAGGACCACGCTCTTGACGAGCGTGCCGAAGACGTCGGTGAGTCTCCGCTTGATGATCTCGATGCGGGTGGCGGTGTTGTCGCGGAGGGTGTCGCCCATCTTCTTGGCCGCCCCGCCCACCTTGCCGTGGACACGTCCATCTTGAAGAGGGCCTGTCCGAGGTCCTCGGCCTGGGTACCGAACAGGGCGACCGCGGCCGCCTCCCGCTTGACGGGGTCCTCGATGGCGCGCAGCCGGTCCAGGGTCAGATCCAGGGCCGCCGTGGCGACCTTGCCGCCCTTGCCGAACTTGCTGGCCATGTCGGACGCCGACAGGCCCAGGGCCTTGAAGCCCTCCTTGGTGCCGTCCGAGCCGTCAACGGCCCGGATGCTGAACTCCTTGATCGCGTCGGCGGCGATGTCCGCGTCTCTCGCGCCGCCCTGGATGGCCTGGTTGAGCAGGCCGATGCCGGTGGCGCCGTCCAGGCCCATCTTCTTCCACTGGACGCCGTACTCGTTGACGGTCTCGGCCAGGTCGTCGGCCTTGTTCGCCGAGGTCTGGAAGCCGCGCGTGAGCAGGTCCAGGGCCTCGGTGCCGTCCTTGGCCAGCCCGGTGCGGATCATCTGGGCGGCCGCGTTCGACGTCATGGCCAGGTCCTGGTCGAACGTCTTCGCCAGGTCGGCGACCTTGGTGGTGATCTGCTCGATGGACTTGGTGCTGGCCTTGGGGTCGATCAGGCCGGACCCCATGACCTGCCGGACGACCTCGGCGCCTTCCTCGAAGGTGTCGACGACCGCCTTGGAGTAGAGGCTGCCGGCGGCCTTCCCGGCCTTCTCCGCCTGCTTGCCGGACACGCCAAGCTGCGCGGCCAGGCGGTCGGCGGTCTTCTCCTTCTCCAGCTGCTTGACGGTGGAGGCGGCGATGGCTGCGCCCAGGGCCACGCCGATGACGGCGCCGCCCGCCTTCACCTTCTCCCGGAAGCCGCCCACCATCGCCTCGCCGCCCTGGTCGCCCGCCCGGGCGGCAGAGTCGATGACGGGCTGCTCCAGCTCACGCCGCAGTTCACGGCGCATCTCCGCCATGGACGGCAGGACGTCGACCCACACGGATGCAGCGCGGGGCATGGCTCACCCCTTCTCTGCGTAGTCCGGTGTGACCAGGGAGACGATCCGCATGTAGCCACTGCGGGCTTCTGCGGCTTCCTTGCGGGCCTTCTGCTCGCGCTTCTTCTTCGCGCTGGGCGCCTCCGGCCGCCACACCGCCTCCGGGTAGGGCTGCGGTGCCGCCTTCTCCGCACGGTTGGCGTTGGCGAAGTCGACGCGGGCCCGCTGCTGGGTGTCGAGCAGGTCGGCCACCATGTATTCGAGGTGCTGCCAGTAGTGGCCGGCTGCCTTGCGGGCCAGGGCGCCGTCGGGCGGCAGCCCTTCCACCAGGACCCGCAGGTGCCGCAGCGTGATGCGGCCCTGGAAGAACGCCCTCAGCGGGCCGCCCTCCCCGTACTGCGGGTACTGGTGGCACAGGTCGGCCTCGACGGCCTCGGGATGGTCCCCGAGGACGTCTAGGACCGTGTAGGGCGGCCCTTCTTCAGGGCCCCCTTCATGTCCTCCATCGCGGCCATGCGGATGAAGTTGACGTCAGCCGGGTTGCCGCCGGCCTCCACGAACGCCGCGTACTGCTCGGCGCCCAGCATCGCCTCGGCGATCTCCTCGTCGGACTCGGCGTCGTCGACCGCCTTGGTCCACTCCGAGGGGGCGAACATCGGGTGCGGCATGGTGAACGTCTTGCCGCCCGGGCCCTCGAACTCCACTTCTTCGCCGCCGACGGCCTCGGCGTACTGGGAGCGGACCGTGGACAGGACGTAGCGCTTCTTGTTCGGCTTGCTCATGGGTGTCTCTCGCTTCTGGGTGGCCTGCGGGTGAGCGGGTGAAGGCACGGCAGACGCAGGGCTCACCCGGGTCCGCGTCTGCCGTGCCGGTCTGCGTGGCGCTGTCACGCGCCACCGGGCGTGGTGGTGGTGACGTTGACGGTCGGGCTGGTGCCGCCGGTCAGACCGGCCGAAGAGGCGGTCATCTGCGCCACGTCGGTGCCTGCGAGCGCGCCGGTGAACGTGACCTCCACCGGGGTGCCCGGGTGCGGGCCGCCCGTGCACGTCACGTTGCCGGTGCCGATGTTCGACAGGGCCGCCAGAGCGGTGCGGACCTGCGTCGCGGTGGCGTTGTAGGCGATGCCCGCGGTGGTCTGACCCGAGTAGGTCAGCGTGTACGTGCCGCCGGTCGGCCCGCCCGTGATGGCGACCTCCTGGACCTCGTTGGACAGCGGGGCCAGGTCGCGCCAGCCCGGACCGTCGATCCACGTCAGGGCGTCGGTGCCGAGGACGTCGTCGACATACGCCTGGTACGTCACGCCCCGGGCGATCTCCGCCGTGCGGGTCCACTGCTCGTCCTCACGCCCGGAGCGCAGCGCGCTGGGGAAGTGCTTGACGATGTAGAGCGGCTGCCCGGTGGCCTTGTTCAGGTCTTCGGCGATGAACAGCAGGCGCCGGTAGAGGGTCGGCGGGGTCTTCGGGCGGGACCAGGTCCACGCCGCGGAGCCGAGGCTGGGCAGGGAACCGGCGCCGGACAGCGGCAGGTTCTCGTACAGCGCGACGGCGGCCGCGTTGGTCTCCTGCGGCACCCACTGCGCGGTCTGGGTGTCGGTCTCCACGTCCGAGCGGGTCGGGGAGGCCGACTGCCCGGACTCCACGTCCGACGTCGACAGGTCACCGGAGAAGGTGACGCCATCGGTCGTGGTGTAGCCCACCGGGACGTAGCCGGACGGCAGCGTCTGGAGGACGCCGTCGTTGTCGAACGGGTTGGACACCGCGGCCGCGGACGCGTCGGCGGCGAAGATGGCGTAGCGCAGGGCCTTACGGATCAGGCCCGAGCGCAGCTCTGCGATGGTGGTGAAGTCGGCGGCGACCATGCCGCCCCCCTTCCATGAGGAAGCCCCCATGGCGGGGGCGTGGATGGTTGCGTGCGCGTCAGGCGGCGGCCTGGGCGCGGCTGGTGAGCCGATAGGTGGCGACCGCCCGGCGAAGAGCCGGGTTGCCGTAGTCGACCGGTGCGGGCCGGCTGTCGCTGGACACGGCGTCGATGACCAGGGCGCCCACGCACTGCCCGGACAGGGCGAGCATGCTGGTGTGCACTGCGCGGGCCAGGTCCCACATCGCCGTGCGCGTGGCCGCGAAGACGTCCACGTCCAACAGGGTCACGCCGGTGGTGACGTCCTCGCCGCCGCCGGGGGTCACCTGCACCTGCACCAGGGGCAGCTTCTTCTCGAGGTCGGCCCAGTCCAGTTCGCTCATGGCCGGTCCGATCGGTCCCGGAAGATGGTCTCCGGCTGGACGCCGGCCGCCCGGCCCAGCACGCGGCGCCGCTGGGTGTTGGTGCTGCCCCACTCGTGGTCTGCGGCGTCGGAGCGGGTGGCCTCCACCTTGGACACCGGGCGCCCGGACGGGCGGGTCTCGTCCTTCACCTCGATCTCAGAGGCGAGGCCGTCATCGACCTCCGAGGACGCGATGCCCCGGGCCCGGGACGCGATCTGCTCGGCCTTGTTGTGCAGGGCCGCGCGGACCTCGGGCAGGCGCATGATGGCGGTCAGGCCGCGCTCGTCGATCCGGATGCGAGGGCGTCTGCTCATCCCGTGAACTCCTTCAGCACGGCGGAGGTGTGGGTGAGGAACGGGGATATGGACCGGGCCAGGCCTGGCTTGCCGTCGACCTCGTACTTCTCGCCGTCCACCTCGATCAGGTCGGTGGCCTTCAGCCCCATCCCGGGCGGGCCGAAGAACTGCCAGCGCGAGACGATCCGGTCCGATGCGCTGGTCAGGTACTCCGCCGAGTCGAGCGGCTGCACAGAGCAGTTCTCCACCTCGACGGGATCGCCCTGGATCCAGGCGTCGTTACCGCGGTCGTCCTCCCCGTAGTGGCGGGGGATGTGCGTGACGGTCTGGTCCATCAGCGGCGACTGACCGAACACGGGTCACCTCCCGAAGCGCGAGGTGAGAGAAGCAGTGGGCCGGTAGCGGGCCAGCTTGTCCTTCTCCACCTCGGCCAGCGACGTGGCCAGCGTCTCGGACGCGAACGTCACCGCGCGCTGCCCAGTCGACTCCTGGCGGAGGTTCTTGGGGTTCACGCACGCCCGCGCGGTGACGTCGAGGACCAGGCCCACGACCTCCATGGGCACGACCGGCCAGCCGAACGTCCACGTGACGCGCGCCCGCCGGCACGAGCGCCACCGGTAGGCGTTGAGCAGCTGGACGCTGTCGCCTTCCAGTCGCCAGTCGGTGTCCTCGGTCAGGGCGTTGTCGTCCATGACGATCTCGCCGACGGACTGGACCGGCCCAGCGAGCAGGATCCGGCCGTCCTCGATGAGCCGCCAAGTGGTCGCGGTGCGCACGGTGAACGTGGTCTTGGCCTCGCGCCGGACCATGTCCGAGGCGATGTCCAGGGCCAGGTTCACCGTGTTCTCGGGAGCGCTGCCCCGCGGCACCTGCAACCAGTCCTCCAGCTGCTCGACGGTGGCCAGCGGAGGCAGCGGCATCTCAGCTCCCCTTGACGGACGACTCGCCCGTCTCGATGTTCCGCTCGACGGTCACCTCGGTCCCGTCCGGGCGGGTCGCGGTGTACGTCTCCGTGCGGTCCTTGCCCTGGCGGGCCGCCGACGTCTTCCGCTTGGGCAGCGGCACGACGGCGTTGACGGTGCCGTGCCCGGCCCGCGCGGCCGCGCCCTTGTCGGGCGTGGCGGAGCTGGCGCGCTCGTCGGGGTCGGTGGTGTCCGCCGGCCCGTCGCCGGGCGCGGTGGTCGACGGGGCGTCGAGGTGCTCGTCGAGGCGGGTCTCTTCCGGCGTACCGGTGTTCTTGCTCGCGGCCATGGGGCCGTCTCCCCTCAGGTCAGGCGGCCAGGACGCCGCGGAGTCGGGCTGCTGCCTTGCCGCCGAAAACAGCGAGGCCGGTGTAGAACTCGATGCGCGTGCGGTACGCGGGCTTCTCCTGCAGCTCGCCCAGGTCGTAGGCCTGCACGCCGCCGTTGGTCAGCCCGGTGACGGCCTTGTCGCCCTCGTCCTGGCCGAACTTCACCGCGTAGATCGAGGACGCGGCGGAGCTGGACCCCTGCGTCTCCGTGCGCGGCAGGATGTCGACGCCGGCCGGGGTCTGGCCCGGGTCCAGCAGCGGGATCCCGTTGAAGGTCGCGATCATCTTCTGGGTGAGGGCCTCGCGGACCATCTCCACCCCACCCAGGCGCCGCGCCGAGGACTTGATCTTGGCGATCACGGAACGGTTGGCGTAGATCGCTCCGTTGGAACCGTTCAGGCCGTCGACCTGCGCCACGAGCGCGTCGAGCAGGTCGAAGAAGTCGTGGGCCCCGGCGACCGGCCCCATGCCGTTGGTGGCCGCGTCGATGACCTGCGCGCCGACCAGACGCTTCTTCAGCCCGTCGAAGCCCTTGGGGTCTACGGCCACATCGCCGTTGAAGAACGTGTCCTGGAACTTGTAGCTGGCGGCCTTGACCTTCATGCGGGTCTGCACGGCCCTCTGGTCGTTGAGGTTGCCGCGGGTGCGGACGATGAACTTGTCCACGTCCGCGTCGCCACCGAGGATCACCAGAGACTCGGACTTCTGGTTCACGGTGCCGGTCGACTCGGTGTACGCCTCGTTCACCGACCGGAACGCCACGCCCGGAAGCGTCGCCTCCTCGTTGTAGGCGTAGGCGTTGCCCTCGATGTTCAGGAACGGGATGCGGTCCAGGATCGGGGACTCCTGCACGAACGTCTCGATGACGCCGCGCTGCAGGTTGGTCTGAGACAGCTTGGCTGCCTCGACAAGGGTGACGGCCACAGCGGGCCCTCCTTCACAGGTGAGACCCGCTGTGCGGGCCGGTTACTTGGTCTTGGACTCGGTGGCGTAGGCGTGCTTCAGGCGCCCCAGTCCGGGCTCCACGTCCGCGGGCGGCGTGGTGTGGCCGCCGCCTCCGACGTCGCCCCAGCCCTGCCCGGCGCCGTTGGCAGCGAGGTACGGCTTTTCCTTCAGCAGGTCCTCGATCGCCTTCTTGATCTGCTTGGCGTCGGGCTCCCCGTCGTCACCCACCTTGATCTTCGCCAGGTCGATGAACTTCGGGGCGTCGGCCGGGTCGGCGAGCTTGCCCGCCGCAGCGGCCTTCACCTCGGCGCGGACCAGGCGGGCGTTGGTGTCGGCGGTGAGCTCCTCACGGAGCTCCTTCTTGATCGCCTCGACGTCCGGCGCAGGATCGCCCTTGCCGTCACCGCCCTTGCCCGCCTCCGGCTTCGGCTTGCGGGACAGCTTCGCCTCGAGCTCGCGAACCCTGGCCTCTGCTGTCTGGCGGGCATCGCGCTCCGCCTGCAG